TCGATGATGACCCGAAACCAAACGTGTCAAAAGTGGAGATTTTCAACCTTTCGCAAGATACAATCAATCGCATCAAACGCGGTGAAACATGCACGGTCGAAGCGGGCTATCGTGGTGATGTAGGAGTCATTGCAAAAGGTAAAATCACAAGTGTATTAACAAACCGTGACGGAGTGGATAAAATCACGACGATTCAAGTGATTGAAGGTGACGACTATTCACGGATTAAGGTTGATAAAAAAACATCGACCGATAAAAAGAGCAACAAAATCACGTTCAAGAAAGGAACAAAAGCGTCTGTCATCATCAAGCGGTTGTGTAGTGTGCTAGGTATCAAGTTAGCTTATATGAAGCTACCAAAAGACGTGACGTATAAGAACGGCTATACAGTCACGGGACTTATCCTTAATCATCTTGAGGAAATCGTCAAGGATTGCGGCGCTTCTATGTACTATCGCAGAGGGCAGATGGTGATACGAAGTATAAAAGAAGGAACAGACGAGCGATTTGTCTTAAACAGTGATACGGGATTAATCGAAAGTCCAGAGCCATTCGAGGAAAACGGAATACGTGGATATAAAGTGAAATGCTTGTTGCAACACCGCATCACGACCTCTAGTATCATTGAAATCAACAGTAAAACCGTAAAAGGAAAATATCGAGTGAAAAAAGGTGAGCACAAAGCGGATGGTAACGACTTTATCACTGAATTCGAGGTGATCTGATGGCAAAGGATACAAAGTTTTTAGACGCATTTGCGCGGCAAATTAAATTGTCGATTCACACGATGGCTCCTGCGAAAGTTGTGAAATACGATGAAAACAAACAGAGAGCTGATATTCAGTTGCTGTTTATGACTGTGTATAAAGACGGTACGAAAGAGCCTTATCGACTGCTTGAAGATGTACCTGTCATGTTTCAGCGTTTCAAAATCAACAAAGGGCAGCCTTTTACAGCAATCATCAATGGCGTATCACAAACGGTTCAAGTCGAACAGGACCTTGTGTATACGCCTTTTTTGCGAGCGGGTGACATAGTATGGGTTGGCTTTGCGGAACGAGCGCTAGATAACTTGACGAACAAACCATTTGACCCCGAATTTCACCGCACACATAGCGTGCAAGACGCAGTCGTATTGGGGGTGTTGCAATGAGAGCGCCGAAGATTGTTGACGGTGATTTAGTGTTTGAAAATGGCGATGTCGTGATGGTTGACGGGGATGAGGAGTTAGCACAATCGCTTCAAAGTGTTTTTCAGACGAACAAAGGAGAATGGTTTTTAAACAGTGAACACGGATTAGACCGCTCGCCTTTACTTGTTAAAAAATTCGATGAAGCGTTAGCGATTGACGCGATTAGTGAAGCAACTGCACAAGAGGAACGGATACAACGAATTGAAAATGTATACTTCAGACGTGAAGGGCGTTCGCTTACGGTTGATGCGACATTCATAAAAGAAGATGGGCAGCCGCTTCAAGTGGAAGGGGTGAATATACTTGCTCGATAAAAATGGGTTCAAGAGGAAGCGATATAGCGACCTTGTGGATGATATGACCTTGAAAGCAAAAGAACTATTCGGTGAGGATACTAATTTAAGCGAGAAATCGTTTCTTGGTATCCTCATTCGTTTGTTTGCTTGGTTTTTAGCAACCATATGGGAAGTGGCTGAAAAAGTATACAACAGCGGCTATATGCACAAAGCGGAAGGGATTCAGCTTGATAGAAAAGCATGGGAATTCGGTATCACCCGTTTGCAGGAACAACACGCGCAAGGAACGATTGAAATACATGGCACACCCGGTTTTGTCGTTGAAGAAGGAACGCTGTTTGAAACCGACAAGGGAATTTTGTTTGAGTTGGTTGCAGATGTTACGCTTGATGAAAACGGTGTGGGAACAGGTGACATCGTTTGTACAGAACCCGGTACAAAAGGAAATGTTGCCGCGAATACCATCACGATTGTAAGCAATCCGAATGAAAACATCACAAGTGTGACCAATCCATCGCCAACAACAGGCGGGCGAGAACGAGAAACAGACGCTGAATTTTTAGAACGGTACCAGCAAACTTTATCCGGTTTAGGTTCCACTAGCACGGATTCCATTCGAGCAGAACTCCTAAAACTTAATGGCGTTCGTGCCGCTGTTGTAATCGAAAACACACAATCTACTCCCGATACAGCAGGAAGGCCGCCAAAAAGCATATCCACTTATGTGTTAGGCGGTAATGCGAATGAAATTGCGCAAGTGATTTTTCAAAAGAAAGCCGCTGGCATTGAAGCATACGGAACAGAACAAGTGCAAGTGTATGACCTTGCAGGCTACCCGCATACGATTGGATTCAGTTGGGCAACCGAAGTGCCGATGGCGATTCAACTCACGATACAAAAGAATGACCGTTTTCCAAGTGATGGCGTACAACAAGTAAAAACGGAGCTAATCAAGTATATCGGCGGCGAAGATGCAGACGGAACATTCTACACCGGTTTAAACATGGGCGAGGCTGTAGTGTTCTCGAAACTTATTAACCAAGTCTATAAAGTCGATGGTGTGGACGATGTGCAATTGCTTGTCGGCGTGAAGGGCCAAACGTTAGAAACAAGCAACGTCACAATGGACATTACCGAAGTTGCTCAAATCTCTCATGCAGACATTGAGGTGCAAGTCGTATGAGCTTCTTTACGGATATGTTGAGTCGATTAACAGATGTGTATCGGAAAGACCCACAAAGTAACATTGGAAAAGTCATTAAAATTCTAACAGACGAATTAGACTTATTGAAAACTACGTTTGACCGTATTGAAGAATGGCGAGATGTTGAAAAAGCAGAAGGTGCTGTATTAGATGATTCAGGTATGAACGTTGGACAACCGCGCGGAGCGGCAACGGATGAAATATATCGTATTCTTTTACGTTCAAAGGTGGCGCGAAACTTTTCTGACGGTACGATTGACACGATTATCCGCGTTATCTCGATTGCGGTTAATGCGGACCCAAAAGAAATACGGATACAAGAGTTATACAACGACCCAAACAACCCAGAGCCAGCCGCTATCGGATTGATTCAGATTCCGCTACGAAAACTGAACGAAGTCGGGATGTCACCAAAGCAATTCGTTCAAATTGTGCAAAAGACGGTGGCGGCGGGTGTTCGGGTAGCGAATACTGAATTATCAGGGACATTCGCTTTTGCTTCTCACCCATCCACGATTGAAAACAGCGACACAGCAGGATTTGCTGACGAAAATGGAACAGTCGGTGGATATTTAGGAGCAATGTTTGTTGATTCCGAAGACAGTAACTTGCCTGTGTAAAGGAGTGAGAATATGCCTTTTGACCAAAACCAACTGCCAACATGGAATAAAGAAGGAGTAGAGCCGCCACAAAGTTTAAAGGATGACGGTTGGCAACCAAGCCAAAAGCCGCCTGCGGACTATTTCAACTGGTTTTTCAATAAAACCTTTAAAGCGTTGCAATCGCTTTTCACAAACGCTCAACACAAAGAAGAAAAAGGGCAACCAAATGGATATGCCGCATTAAACGAAGATGGAAAAGTCGTAAACGCAGACGGAAGCCTTGCGGGCGGTGTGCAAAGTGTAAACAACAAAACAGGTACTGTCACATTAACAGCATCTGATGTAGGAGCAGAAACACCATCAGGGGCACAAGCAAAAATAGATGCAGCGATTGCTGCACATTCGGCTGATACTACGAAGCACGTTACACCAGCAGAAAGAGCAGCTTGGAATAGTGCTAGTCAAAAAATAGGTGATTTAACTACATTAAACACGACAGCAAAAACTAATCTAGTCGATGCTGTTAATGAGCTTTTTACAAATGTCAGTAATGGAAAGATTCAAGTCCGCGACGCCATTACTGGCAAGGGTGGAATAGTCGCGGACAGTGATGGGGATGGAGTGCCTACATTCGAAGAGCTAGTAACGGGAGTAAATGGAATATTAACAGGAGCCAGTATTAAAAGTGTTCAGTCTGGCGCGGTTGCCATAGGATTAGGATCATATGCAGATGTTACGATTTCTAACGTCGATATGTCTAAAAGCTTTGTTATTGTTGAAGCTATCCAAACAAGACCATATGATGACCCTGACCTCGGAACAGTTACTGGAAAACTAATAAATAATACAACTTTGAGAGTTATGCGGAAAGGAATCACGTCAGACACATCTAGTTACACAACAGTTAGTTACCAAGTGGTAGAATTGGAAAATATTAAATCTATTCAAGTGGTGCAAGTTGTACTCATGTCCACAGGTACAACAAATATCAATATTACCCCGGTAAACTTGAATAAAACATTTTTAGTCGGTTCCTATATGTCGGCTGTGAGTGGAAGTGTATCCACGGGACGTGGATATCATTGGTATGCTTTCTTCAATTCACCTAGTCGAATAAGCGTCAGAAACACAGCTGGACAAGGAGAAGCGATTCTTTATGTTGTGGAATTTAATTAAGGAGTGATGATAGCATGAAGTTTTATGCCCAATTAAATGAACACGGAGTTTGTATTGGCGTTTCGATGTTAGCAGATACAGTTGAGTCAGATAGAATGATTGAAATTGATTCATTTGATGAAGATAAATTATACCGTAAATATGAAAATGGTGTTTGGTCAAACGAAAAATTTGTTAAAGATTTACCTATGGTTCAATTAAGTGAGTTTGAACAACTTAAAGCAAAACAAGAACTTATACAACAATCCTTAGACGAGCTTTTATTAGGAGGTATGTAACATGGCGGCTTATCTCGCACAACGTATCATTGACGGAGCGTACACATACGATTTTGT